ACCAGCTCATTGCAGACAAAGTGCTTGAGACTATCGCAATCTCTGAGCGTAGCGGCACACTACTTCTTGAAGAAACACGCAATTTCATGGGTGCCGGTGCCGGCCTTGATCTAGAGCGTGCACCGGGTTCATCTCGTGCAATGATCGGTGGTTTTGATCGCACTAGTCAAACCTTTATGGCAAAGATTTACAGTGCATCTGATAGCATTGCGATGGAAGATATTTTTGATTCACAATATCCCGGATCAGAAGAAGCACGCATTGCAAAGAAAGTTGCTCGTGTTCTCAAGCTAGCTCGTGAGAAGCGTGCTGCTGATCTACTTTTTAGCACTTCTACTTTCAACACTTCTGCAGCGTCTGCAGCATTTGGCACAGCAACTGCTGAGCCATTATCAGAGTTGTTTGATCTAAAAGACACTGTGTTTGCGGCTGCTCATGGTATCAATCCTGATACACTCATTTTAGGTCGTGCTTGTTTCAGAGATCTTGCTAAAAATGCAGAGGTGCGTGGCTATGTTGGGGATAAAACACTAGGCATTGCAAGCGGCAATCAAATTCTAAATGATGAAGCTGTGTTGCAAGTACTACGTGACGTGCTTGGCATCCCAAATATCTACGTTGGTCAAGCTCTCCAAGATACTGCAGTCCCAGGAGCTACTAGCTCTGAATCTGCAATTTGGGATGGCGCAAAAGTGTTTATGGGTATTCTGCGTGGATCAGATGCAGTTGTACAAAAGTCAGGCAATGTCAAAGGTATGCCGGTGGCAGCACTTAATCTGCAATATAGCAACATGGTTGCTGGTCAGTATGACTCACTTGACAAAACACGTCGTTATGTTTGGGGTGAGGAAGTTAACACTTTCCATGCTGTAGACGGTACACTTGGACACGTTTTAACTGGTTGCTAAAAGTCATGCTTTGTTCACAGTGTAGCACTCATATTCTATATGCAGAAGGCGGTGATGCTGATGAGATTGCAATTGCTGATCTCACAAAGCAAGCTAAAGACGCTAGCAATGAGATGGCTACACTGTTACGAGCAAGACGAGATCAACTTAAAGCAGAAGTGCAAGCAGAGCGTGCTGTAGAACGTGCATTTAAAAAAGCACAGGCAGAATTGCTCAAAACAATTGAGAGTGCAGTTGAGAGCTTAGGTGCTCAAGCTGTGCTCAATGCTCGTGATGAGCAATTGCTAGAATTATTACTAGCCGGCGGATTAGATGATGCAGTAGATAAATTTATCACTCATCAACAAACAATCAGAGATGCAGTAAATAAAACTTTGCAAGCATCCGATTTAGAATTATCAGTCATAGATGCTCAGATAGATATGTTGAGCACTCAGAATGTGTCTGATGTATTTGAGAATATCATTCTTAACTCTGTAAAACAGAGCGTGAGAGATAGCTTAACTGATCTAGTTGTCAATGTGCCTTTGAGCACTGTGATGAGCAACATGCAAAAACGCATGCAACGTGCAGAAGGTCGGCAACTCACAGAGATCAAAACAAAGCTGAGTCAATATGGCAGATCAATCACAGCAATTGCTGCGGTTGAAGCTGATATAGATCACTTTTTATACACAGGCCCAAATGACGGCATCACACGACCATTTTGTGATGCTTTAGTCAATAAAGTAGTCACATCTAAACAGATGAGACGTTTAGACAACGGACAAGGCTTGAGCGTGATAACGTCAGGTGGTGGCTATAACTGCCGGCACAGTTGGTCACCGGTGACGCAAGGCTTTATAAAGTCAGCCAATTTAAAGCTAGCAACTGCTAGTGACATAAGCAAAGCTAGTCAATGAGAGGCAACATGAGAAAAGCAATAACAAACAAAGCACATCGTTTTATTTGGTCACCACAGTTGCCAATCACCGGCACACCAACATTGAACATTGATACACCAATTGCAATCAGTGAGAGCTTGACTAGATTTACTGCAGATTTAACAATCACAGCAATTGCAAATGATAGACGAACATTGACACTGGGTGGCTCTCCGGCAACATATTATCGTGAACAACAAGCCGGTTTTGTTATCACAGAACATGATACATATTATGCAGTCAGAGTTGTTCGTTTAGGTGGCACAACTGCAATACTAGCAGAGCCATTGCCAAGAGAAATTGACTTGAGCGATAATGCAACACTGCATCTGCCAACAAGTTATGTTGACATCGGTAGTGCTGTGATGAACACAAGCGGATATTACACTTGGCTAGTCAATTATACTCAACTCAACATGAGTCAGCCTGAGCAAGAAAAAGGCTTGTTGAAAATCACACCAAGGCCATTTGACACAGGCTTAGATCACACTCAGCTAGTTGCAATGTTTGCTCAATTAGCAGACATGATCCCACGCCGTCAGAGCGATTATCAGCAACAGATCACAGCATCACTCAATGAGTTAATTCTAGAGATCAGAGCACATCTGCATGCAGACAACATCACAGAAGATGAGATATTTAACCCAGAGTCATTTTTGCTTGCTCATGCTTATTGCACTGCAGCACTCATCTATGAGTTGAATCAACAGCTAGACACAGCAACAGCAATGCGAGAGCGTTGTGCTGAGTTGATGAGCAAAGCACTGCAGAGCATCGCACTTGATCTTGATGGTGATGGTGTAATTGATGCCGGTGAGACTGACTTGCAAAGATCAGGTGGCAGCGAGACAGACTTTAGAGCAAGCTGGCGAACATACAGCAAGACTGCAAATGATAGCTTTTTCAATCCGGCCAGAGGAATGAGACACTAATGCCAGCTAAGGTCAATATCAACATGCCTAGAACGCTGTGGACTACCAAAGACACAGCACGACTTGCACAGAACACACTTGCATCAATCAAGTTGCGTACAAGCAAGGGCATTGATGCAAATGGTGCTAGTTTTAAAGGCTATTCACGCAAGCCGATCTATGTTGCAAAAAAAGGTGCTCGTCTAGCTCCAAAAGGTGGCAGAAAATCACGCACCGGCAAAAGCATTTATTATGTTGGAGGTTATGAGCAATACAAGCACGACAGCAGAAGGCGAGGCAAGAAAGCACAATCTGCAGAAGTCGATTTGGTGTTGAGCGGTCAGTTGATGAATAATCTAGTAGTAAAGAAAGTGACTGAAAATAGTTTCACAATCGGCTTGACTAAACATGTATCAAGCTATGGTTATCATGTTAATAGTAAACGTGAGTTTATTGGTCTAACTGATGATGACATTGATGTATTAGTTGATGCAGTTGCATACGACATCAGAAGAAAGTTGAATCTAACATGAGTCAGGGCACATTTGCAGCACTTGCATATTTAGAGAACATGATTGAGAGCATCACACCGAAAACTGATGTACATCATGGTTTTGTTGCGATCAATACCGGTGATGGGTATACACAAGATTTAGACAACAGACCCAATAGCAATAGATATTTTGAGTTAGCACTTGGCACACTAGCGAGTGACGACGGTCAGGCCGGTTTGAGTGGTAGGAAACGAATTACAGTTAATTGCAATGTGCGTTATGATGTGCCTCATGACATGGGCTTTTTATACAGAATTATAAATGAGGATACTGCGCTGTTAATAGATACTCTAAAAGGGCCGGAGTATGATACTGTGAACACAGGCATTGTGTCTTTAATTCCGTCTTTGCCAATTGTTGAACCGGTGCTTGATGCACAGGGTGACACTATTGCGTTTATTCTAACGCTACAATTTGATCTACTATATTTGGAGGCATAAAAATGGCAGTTACACACAGATCTCTCAGCATTGCATCTGAGAGCGGCAGTTTTGGTTCTTTGGTTGACGGCATCCCGTCTTACTCTGGCTTGTCTTGGACATCAATACCTTGTGAACGTGATCCGATTGTGATTGCCGGTGAGCCTGTTGTCTCAGAGCGTAATGATGCAAGAGACGGTGCTTATTTTGTGCCAAGTGAACCGGACACAGTTTGGAGCGGTTCAAGTCGTGTGCGTAGGCGTACCGGTCAGATTGTTTGCAGAGTTGATTTGACAACGATTGGCAGCACTCCGGCTGATTATAGCTCAAACTATCTCGGCTTGTTGCTCGGTGCCGGTTTCTTGACACAGATACCAAGTGCCGCTGCTAAATCAGACACACCCAGTGCAGTTACTAATGCAAATACATTCACACCATCTGCATCATACAGTGAGTCAGATATTGGTACACTCATTAGCACCACATTAAGCGGTCGTGCAGAATATTCTGCAGTGACAGATCACAATGTCACCGGTGATGTCACCATCTCACCGGCCTTCTCTGCAAGCTCATTCACTGCAGTTCGTGGTTTGCAAACATGGTACACACCAAGCAGAGCAACTGCCGGCACTTATGGCAACAGTGTTGCATTTAGAGTTGATGGAAATAATTTCAGATCGTATGCCTACGGCTGTGTTTTAGAGACTCTAAACATCACTCTTGACAATGGCAGACTGATGGCAGAGTTCACATTTAATAGTGCATTCATCACAGACGATCATGGAAATGCAAGCGGGCCTGTTGAACCATCATACAATGATGGTGCTGCACCATTCTTTAGAGGTGCATACACAGTGATTAGTGATGACTCACCGGCCTCATTAACAAATGCAACAATCGGTGAGACACTTGGCAGAATTGCACTTGACTGCGAGGATTTCAGTTTAACTGTGACAAATACACTGACTCCGCTAGGTCATTCTAATTCTGTTCTAGCAATGTCAGACATGGAAATCTCAGACGTAGCAGTTGAGTTGTCACTGACTTTGAGCACTGTTAACACAGCTATTGCAAACGACTTTTTCAATAGAAAAGTACGTCAGGTCATCATCGGCACAGGCCCACAGGGCGACGGCAAGGGCTGTGCGATCATGTTGCCGGCGGGCATGCTGACAGTTGATCCAAGTGTTTATGATGTGAGTGGTAACGATATTGTAAGACAGCAATTGACATATCAGCAATCAAGATATGCCGGTGACTACTCAAGCGATTTGACTGCAGTATATGAAAGCAATGCCGGTTGCTCACCATTCAGAATTGGTTTAGGTGTGTAATATGGCTTTGAACTTTCTAACAAGCACAGATCAATCGATCACTGTTGTTATCTCATGTGATCCAGATGTGAAAGCATCTGATGAGCAAACAGCAAAGTATCTGCAGTCAGCTAACATGAGCGATTTAGAGCATGTTGCTGAGACTGCTACTAGATTTACAATTAAAGCATTG